GAAGAGCACTGCCTGCGCCTTGAGGCATGAAAGTCGTTAAGGTCTACGGCGCTTTGCGTAAACGGCTTGGTCAATGCCGATTTGAGTTTGATGTAACGACACCAGCACAGGCGATCAAAGCATTATGCGTCAACTTTCCAGGTTTAGAAAAGTGGCTGATTGATAGCGAAAAAGACGGTGTTGGCTATCGAGTATCTATTGGGCGTGAAAAAATTTCTGATGATTTGACGCCACTTGGGCAACCTTTTAGTGATCGAGAAGTGTTCAGCATTACGCCTGTCGTCGCTGGCGCGGGACGTGGTGGATTGCGAATTGGTATTGGCTTGGCATTGATAGCTACTGCAATCGTCACAGGTGGAACAAGCCTTACGTTTGGGGCTGGAGGTTTTGGAGCTGTTCAAGGTGCATCTATTGGTTTTTCAGTTGCAGCAGGCAACATTGGACTTGCCTTGACTTTGTCGGGAATCGCAACAGCACTTTCACCACAGCCAACACTCAATAGCACTCTTGATGAATCAGTTCAGCTGGAATCGTTTACTTTTTCCAACGTCGTCAACACCAGTCGTCAGGGGATGCCCTGCCCAATAGCCTATGGGCGGGTGTTCGTTGGTTCGGCAGTGCTGTCCAGCGGTCTTGACGTTGATCAGGTGCAGGCATGACTCAGACTAAATACGTCGTTGGTGCTGGTGGTGGCGGCGGTAAAGGCGGTGGCGGCAGCAGAAGCACGCCAACCGAGTCGGACGATACGCTCCAGTCAACACAGTTTGCCAACGTTCTTGACCTGATTAGCGAAGGCGAGATTGGTGGCCTTGAGGACGGCAACAAGAGCATCTTTTTAGACGACACCCCTGTTCAGGCAGCTGACGGCAGTAATAACTTTGAGGGCTTTACTGTTGTCACCCGTGTTGGAACGCAGGCTCAAACGCACCTTCCAGGGCCGTTTAATACAACAGAGCGAGAGACATCAGTTGCCGTTGAAGTTACGAACAGCAGTTCTGTAACCCGCAGCATTACAGACACAACAGTTGATCGTTTGCGTGTCACGCTGACGATTCCTTCGCTGCAAGTATTAGAAGACGATGGTGACATCGTCGGTCATAGCGTTCGTATCAAGATCCAAATTCAGTACAACGGCGGCGGATATAACGACGTTATTGACGACACGATTAGTGGCAAGAGCAGCAACCGTTATCAGCGAGACTATCTAGTCAATTTGACTGGCAGCTTTCCTGTTGACGTACGAATGGTGCGTGTCAGTGCTGATGAAACAAGCACAAAACGAGCTAGCATCACAATCTTTCAAAGTTTTACCGAAATTATTGACGACAAGTTTCGTTATCCCAACTCAGCACTGGTTGGACTGCGCTTTGACTCGCGTCAGTTCAACAGCATCCCAACTCGTAAGTATTTAATTCGTGGAATCAAGGTCAAGATTCCAAGCAACGCGACGGTAGATACAACAACACACCTCGGTAGGCTCGTCTACTCAGGGCTCTGGGATGGCACCTATCAAGCTGCTACTTGGTGTTCAGATCCTGCTTTTTGCTTGCTGGACTTGCTTACTAGCGAAAGGTACGGAGCAGGTGTGCCTGAATCTTCGCTTGATAAATATGACTTCTACGCAATTAGTCAATACTGCAATGAACTTGTCGATGATGGAGCGGGCGATGTGGAGCCGCGTTTCAGCCTCAACATGCTGATTAACAGCAGAGACGAGGTTTACAACGTCATCCAGCAGATGACCGCCATCTTCCGTGGCATTGCTTATTACGGCGCTGGAACGCTGCAGCTGCTGCAGGACAAGCCATCTGACCCGCAGTATTTGCTAGGGCCAAGCAACGTTGTTGACGGCATCTTTCAGTATCAAGGCACGTCCCAGAAAGCGCGCCACACCGTTGCTGTTGTTGCTTGGCAGTCATACGACACCCGTGGTGATGTCGAATATGAATACGTTGAAGACCATGATGCAGTCGCCAAGTACGGCATCATCAAAAAAGACATCAAGGCGATTGGTTGTTACAGCCAAGGCCAGGCGCACCGCATTGGCAAGTGGACTTTGCTGTCAGAGCAAAACCTGACTGAAACAATCCAATTCAGCGTTGCGATTGAAAGCGGCATCATTCTGCGACCTGGCATGGTCATTGATGTTGCTGATCCTGTTCGTGCTGGCGCACGTCGTTCTGGTCGCGTTGAGCGTGCAACTACAACAAAAATCACAACAGACAGCGCAAGCGGCCTGACGACTTCATTGGCAGCTGCAAACAATCCAAGGCTGTCAGTAATCTTGCCCAGTGGAATAGTTGAACAAAAAGATGTACCCGTTGGCGGTATTACTTTTGTTGGCGGCTCGGAAACTGACTCTGTCGGTGATTTTGAAGTTGAGGATGGAGACCACTTACTGCTTGAAGATGGCAGTCAATACATATTGCAGGGTGATCTAATTATTGACGGCGTAGAGATTGACGTCAGCAGTGCCTTTAGTCAGGTGCCTGCCTCTGGATCAGTCTTTCTGTTCCAAAACGATCAAGTTCAGTCTCAACAGTTCCGCGTTGTATCTGTTGCTGAGGCCGAGGATGGAATCTATGGCGTTAGCGCTGTTGCGTATAACAGCACTATTTACGACGCAGTTGAGTCTGACGCTGAGCTAACTGCCCGCGATATTAGCAACTTGTCGTTGATCCCTAATGCAGTTGACAGTATTAGCTTTGAAGAATTTTTATACGAAGAAGGCAATGGCGTGCATGTTGGTTCGTCAGTTAGCTGGAACCATGATCGCGTGAACGTTAGTGAATTCCGGGTTCAATATCGAGTTGACAATGATAACTGGCAATCTGTAGAAACATCCTCGCCATCAGTAACCCTGAGAACTTTGCGTGCAGGGCGCTTGTATGTTCAGATTCAGGCTAAAAATTCTTTAGGCAAAGGTAGTCAGATTACAGCTGCAGATTTCCAATTAGTGGGCAAAACTGCTGCACCGGCTAATGTGCAGGGCTTCAGCATGATTCCTGTCAACGGCCAAGCGCGTTTGACTTGGACAGAAGCTACTGACTTAGATGTTCGCGTTGGTGGTTATGTTCGCTTGCGTCACTCGCCTGATCTAAGCGGGGTCACCTGGCCGACTTCAACTAGCATTTCTGAGCAAATTGCAGGATCTGCAACTGAAGCGTATGCCGACCTAAAGGCTGGAA